AAGGAGAAGTCTACATCGCAGCGTTACGTGCTATTAGATCGGCTGCTGCTGGTGGTAGGGGTGCACAGCCTAACAAGGAGATTTTTGAAGCTGCTGGAAGACTCCTTGACCAAGCCAAATCAAAAGTTGAACAAAAAACCCAGAATACGATAAAAGTGGATGCTATTCTTTGGTCACCGGGTGTACTCCATCCAAGTGTTGATGGAGTCCCAACAAAGGTTTATGCTGATGCAGAATTGGCAGAGAACGTTTATGAATGTGTTAAATCGAAGATAGAGGAAGTTGGTGGTCTTCCCATCACTATAGATCATCTGAATTTGAGTCAGTTGGAAATCTTGAAGGATATGGGTTATGGTGTGATTGGATGGATTACAAAGGTTGAATTGAGGAATAACCGTGTCTATGCTACTGAGATCGCATATGAAGGTGATGGGATCCCCAAATTGATTGAAAAAGGCCTATTGAAAGCTTTCAGTATAGAGGCCTTCACAAGCTTGAAACCCTTCGAGGATGGTTTTAAGATTGTTAAATTTGAAGAAGTGACAGCCGCAAGCGTTGTTAGGACACCGGCTTGTCCATCATGCTTAGTTTATCGTATAGAGGCTTATAATCGTTCCAAACATATGATGGATGTCTTTGTCAAGTTCATACCAACAATTAAAGGTGGTAATATGAAGGTAGATATGCAAAAAGAAGAACCAAAACCTTCCGAACCAGCTGAAAAACCAGCTGGGGAAGGTGATGAAGCAAAAGCTGATGTTGAAACCACTGCTATGGTCATAGACCGTGTGAATGCCGTGGTTGAGGAGTTGACACAACTTATAAAGGACATACAAGAAAAACAACCAGAAGAAGTAAAATCAGAAGAAGGTGAAGAAAAACCAGAAAAAGGTGAAGACGGGGCTGTTAAAGCAGCAACAAGAGAACTAAAAGAGAAAGCAGCCGTAGCACAAGCAAAGAAGGTTGTTGAAGCCTATGTTGAACAAGGGAAAGTCAAACCAGCCGACATCGAAGCCCACGTAAAACTGGCAGCCAAAGACATAAAATCCTATCAGAAGGTCATGGAAGACTCTGAACCCTTAATCCAGATGGGTAGAATAAGTAAAAGCCATGTAGAACAACCTAAAAAACCCTACACATATGAAGAATACCGTAGGAGGTTTTTCGAATAAAAAAAAAGCTGATAAAAAGGTGATAATATGGTAGAAGAACGCAACTATGGTGAATTAGGCCCTTCTGTGACCATGCAACTTAAAGAAGGTAATATGACCATTTCTGAGATTTCTACAGCGAGAGGCCTTGAAACGGGTGCTACTTTTACAAGTCAGATCAAAAAAGGAGATCTTGTTGCAATAGCCGGCGACATGCTCGTGGAAAAAGTCACAGCATCCACCACAGCCACAATCGTTGGTGTTGTGGAAGATGAACCACAATTCCAAGGACAAGAACCTACAGAATCAGCGACAGAGGGCAACTATGTACGTAGAATCGCAGCGGTACGATTATTTGGGGCTGCTGTGAGAACTGTTGAATTAGTATCCACTAATGCAGCAATAACACCCGGAGACCCCATAGAAAATACGGGTCAAAAATTTGATAAAGCTTCATCATCAACTGATAAAATCGCACTTGAAAGTGCAAGCGCAAAGTCTGGGGGTAAAATAGCAGTCCTCTTTGGACATTACTATAAATGAGGTGATTTAGATGGTAGATTTTACAACAACGGTACCAGCTGAGGCCCTTCTTCGAAAACACAACATGGAATACTACATAACTGAAAATGTGATACCACAAGTCCCATTCTTACAGATATTGCCAACTGCTGAAAACCAGACTGGAGAGTTCACCAGTGTTGTTGAGTCCAACAATCCAGTACGTGACATACGAGAAGGGGATCAAGGAACCCCAGCTTTAGCATCTGAGGCTTCAGAACTCACCACAATACAATTGGTGGCTGGTAAAGTTGTATCTGGAAATACAGTGTCATATGGATACAGTCTTGCATACACTGACAAAGATGCTGAAAGGAGTCAATTCACAGCCGATATAAAGCTTGCTACCCAAAAGATGATAGCAGGGTTTGCATATTTCCTAAACGATTACATTGCTGGGGAATTAGTGAGAACAGCACAGTTAGATGCCCCGGATGACATAAGTGATTGGGGTACATCTGAATACGATCCAAGGGCTGACTTTGTGAAGATCCGAAAAGCATACAAGGAAGAAACTGGCTTCTTCAGGGCAGATACTGTTATGCTGGCTTTAGATCCGTTCTACAAGCTACAAGAGTACCTTGTTTCCTTCGATAAGGAAGTGAATGAAGCAGAACTTTCAGTAGACGGAATGAGAATACAAAACGTTGGAGACGATATAGACGGTTCACATGACTTCATTGTCCTTGATTCCCAAGTTCCACCAGGCATCATCGAAAAATACGTTAATCCACGCTACTCAGCCCTATCCGGGCAACAAGCACCCGGCGTCCCACCAGCCCTAATCAACATCAATGAAGTGAAAGAAGACACATACCCACACCGAAACATCCTTGAACTCTGGGTAGATGTTGGGTATAATAGTAGAGAACCTTACAGTGTGATGACTGGTCAATTTGTCCAGTCCTAAGCGGGTGTGATAAGCTATGAGCTTCTTAGAAGACTTAAGAAAGAAAGGGGGGATCTCTAAACGCTTGTACCAGTATGTGAAGGGTATAGAATCTTCCATTAGTGCTATCGAGTCAGATATTGATGCCATCGAAACAACCGTCGGAGAAAAAAGCACCGTTGCAATAATCGGCCCCCGTACCGGTACTGGTGATTTAGAGACTGTTGAACATTCCCTTGGGGCCGTACCATCCAAAGTAGTACCAGTTTTTTCATCAGCACCAGATGGTGGGGTCACAGCAACATTAGGAGATATAAGTGATGAATCAATAGGGATAACGGTCACAGCATCAGCCGTTTACTATCTTATCCTTCTAAAATAAGATGATGTGGTAGTGTAGAATCATGACTATTCAACCAGACCCTGAGAAAATCGAAGAAATCGTCAGCATCTACATCGAATCCCCATCCGAGACTTTGATTTCAAGCGTGGCTGAGAATGGGGTTCAAACAGCCCTTCAAAAGTTGAACACAGCCGGTTTTGGTGAGGATGACCTCACCCTAACAATGACAGCCTCCATAACAATCGCAGCTGAATACTACGCCATTTCTGAATTGATTCAAGCCCTATACAACGCTTCAGAAGGTGGGGACAAGCACGTTGAACATTACCTTGCAAGGGCTGACACGCTTGTATCAGCCGTTATAGAAGAACTGTCTAATCGGAAGGATGGGTATGGGAACCCTATTTCAGCAGTGAAGACTGGATATGAGTACAATACACGATACAAGACAAGATAATGGGGTGTGGTCACAATTCTGGAAATAGAAGCAGATACTTCAGTTCTTGCAGAACTTGCTGAGAAGGCTGTGAATATTAGACAAGCCCTTTCAATGGCTTTAGATGACTTCATGCAAGCCTTAGAATCCACAGCTAAGGATTATGCACCCATAGTAACGGGGAATCTTCGAGCAAGTCACACAGTGTACCCCACGGGTGAATTGGAGAGAGTATTAACCGTTGACACCAACCAAGCCCCTTATGCCATTTTTGTCCATGAAGGAACTTCCCCGTATGTCATTGAACCAAAGAATGCCAGAGCATTGGCATTTGATGGGATCTTCACCAAACGGGTGCACCATCCGGGTATAAGGCCTAATCCTTGGCTTAGGGATGCTATGGACTCAGTGAATGCAGTTGAACACATAGAAAGCTTCTTAGAAATGTTGCTGGGGTGATTCAAGTGTCCTTTGACCATATAGGGCAAATCAGTTCCAAACTGCAAGAACTCCTTTCCAGTCTTTCCATTTTTGATGAAGTGAGGATAGGGATCCCAGAATCCACAGTACAATTCAAAAACGCCGTTGCCACAGTTTACACAACTGGTGGCCGTTTTGATCAAACAATGGGACAATATAACATCCCCATAGAAGTGGAATCGGTGATATTTGCTGTGTATCGTGGAACCAAGCCCGCAACGTACTCAAAAGCGATAGAAGACCTTGTCACAATCCTTAAAAAATTCAACACAGAAGAAGAATGGTATACTGTGAAGGGCACGACAAGGATGACAAAGGTTGATTCATTTCAACACATTCCAAGGGTGGTTGGGAAAGGATTCTACACCACAATCGTTTATAACTTAAAACATGATGTTAGAGAACCCTATTAATGTAATAGGATTATGAGAGGTGAGTATTTTGCCACCAGTAAGATATTTTGGCTTTAAAAAAGAATCAAGCTTTGGAACTGAAGCCACTGGGTCAACATATGATATTACCATAGCTGAGTCTGTTAGCCTTGATGTGCCAGATGATCCAGTCATTTCACTTCCAACGCTTTCACCGTTCCCAAGAGGACAAATAGCTGGGTACTATGCCAACAAAGGATCATTCGAGTACCCAGTAGACATAAAAACATTAGGATATCTTCTATACTTTAGCATGGGTGGATACACGTTCACATCTGGAACTCCAAACAATACACATGAATTCTATGCAACTACAGCAAAAACACTGCCTTCATTCACCGCACGAGTAGGAAAGGACACATTTGAACACGTTTTCCTTGGGACAGTTGTGGATAAAATGAGTCTTTCCGTTGAAGATGAAGTTGCTGTGATGAAAACAGACCTTCTTGGAAAGAAAGACAAAAAAGCAACAATTAGAACAACCCTAAATGAACCATCGGATGTTTTCCCAATCGCATTTTACCGAGTGAACGTAACTATAGATTCTACAGACGTTTCTTCGAAGGTGAAGTCCTGGGAATGGGAATATGACAATGGGATTAAGGAGGATTTTGGACGTGGATTTGGTTCCAGATTCCCATACGGCTTCTATACGGGGGATAAAGACTGTACATTGACGCTTAAGATGAAAGACGAGGATACAAGCATTCTTGAAGCGTTTTGGGGTGATAGTAGCGGTGCAAGTGAAAGTTCACCATCCACATTTTCAGTTATTACAACCTTCGATGCTGGAAATGCTGGTACAATGACTGTCAATTTCCCAAAATGCTACTACAAGAAGATTGACACATCAATAAAGGCCGCTGAGCCCCGTGAACCTACTATAGACATCGGATGTCTTGAAACAGAAGTAACATTGGAGGATGGTACTACTAAGAAGTCCACACCTGCTTATGTGAAGATAATTAACAGTGAATCAAAAATTGATAGTTAAAAAAAAATAAACCCTTTTTTGAGTTTTTTGGAATAGTAAAAAAAGGAGGAATTGTTTTGGGGAAAAACAAGGATAATATACGTTTGTTTGAGGAATTACTACAAGGACAAAAGAAAAAAGTTGAATACAAAGTTGAAGGTTTGGAAAAGCCCATCCTATTAAGGCCTTTGACTTGTTCTGAGATCTTGGAACTTCAAAAGATTGAGAAAGAAGGGATGAAGGCTACGATTGACATAGAAGGCCTTATGAACATGTCACCGGGTGAACGGCGGGCTGCTATCAAGGATCAAACACAGAAGCTTAAACAAGAACTTGATTTTGCCAAGACTTATGAAGCACGTGCACGTGTGAAAGTGACGGCTGTTTCCCTTTCAGCTGAAACACCTATTGAGATCATTGAACAACTGCCACACAAGGTTCTAAATGACCTATTCTTGAAAGTGATGGAGATTAGCAGTGTATCCGATGAAGAACTTGACACGCTTAACCAATTTCGTTAAAGAACCGGAAGGAAGGCTTCTTTGGGCTTTACACAACTCGGGAGCGAGAATATGTGAAAAAGCAGCTGATTTAACTGAGAAACAAAAACTCTTTCTCGCACAAGCATACTACCAAGAATTGCGAGAAGAACGAGAATTCATAGCTAAGGCCCTTGGTGCTGAAATAAAGGAGTCTGGTGTCTCAGAATCCATGAAGGAAAGAGCAAAGCGTTTAGCAAGGAGAGTATAAGAACCCCACACCCTTCCTTTTACCCCTTAAAATAAACTGGGATGTTGGTGCTTGTATGGATGAAATAAGCGTAGTAGTACGGCTTGTAGATGAAGCTTCTTCACAAATGCAATCACTTGTCGCCAATATGGAAGGTGCAATGAGTTCCATTAGTTCCACGGCGACTGATGCATCTTCCAGTCTCACAGAAATCGGATCTTCTGCTTCTGATGCTGCTAACAGTATATCAGAGGTTGGTAATGCTGCTAATGAGACAAGTGATGCCGTATCCACAGCAGCAAACAGTGCTGAAGAATTGAATAGTGCAACATCGAATATTACATCAACAAATATTGATGAAGTTGCAAATGCTGCCACAGAGGCATCAACATCCCTAAACTCCACTTCTACAAGTGCCGAGGAACTTGCAACAAGCTTAGCAAGTGTAAATGCTACCGATATTTCCAGTGCTGCCGCAAGTGCTGATTCTTTGAAAGGAAGTCTGGATAAGACTGCTGAATCGGCACAAGAACTAACCAACAATTCAAAGGAGGCCACAACCACCCTTGCAAACACGGGTGGAAGCGTTGTGGGGCTTGCTGCCATTGCTGGGGCCCTTGGAGCTGTCACGGCGGGTATGGAGATGGCAGCACGGGACGCCACAAACCTAAATACAACCTTCCAAAAAATGGCAAATGCAAAAATGCCAGAACCAGCCGTAAGGAGCTTTGTAGCAAGCCTTGTTAGTGCAAAACTGCCCTTAGAGGATGTTATAGGTTATATGAAGCTTTTAAAACAAGCTGGAGTCTCAAGTGCTGAAGGACTCAGGGCAGGTATAATTGGGCTAAACAACTTGGCGCTTGCAACTGGCACCACAAGGGATGAAATTTCCAGATTTGCCAATTCTCTGATTGTGATGGGTATACGGCTTGATGAAGTTCATAAAGCTTATAATGCTGTCGCTTATGCACAAGCAAACATCGTAGGTGGTTTTGCAACATATATTAAGTGGATGGAGAAATTTGATTCAGAGTTTAGAAAATTGGGGCTTAACATTGATCAGACAGCTGTGCTTATTGCTGCTGCAACTAAGAAGTTTGGTGGTGGTAGGGCTGCATACACCGGTTTAAGTCAAGCCTTGAAGGAATGTAACGGTGATCTAAGCGTTTTAGAGCAAAAGCTTGGCATGCAACCTGGTACGCTTGCAAGGGCAAGTGAAATGACTTCGAAATATGCTGGAACTATTGATAGGAAGTCAAAAATTGAAAAGAACAATGTTACAATAATGCAAATGCTTCAAACAGAACTGGACAAGCTTAAAATACGTTTCTCATGGCTTATAGGCCCTATTACAAATGTCGGAGGTCTCATAAGTGGTTTAGTAGGATTATATTCAGTATATCTTACATACCAATCAGCTGTTTCGATGGCTGCAAGTGTACAAGCATTATCAGAAATGACAAAAGCGGGTGCTACGGGGGCCTCTACCGCAGCAACCAGTCAAAACATCGTTGTTACTACTTTGCAAGCGGCTGCGAACCGTGTAGCTGCTATAGGGACGGCATTGTACACGGCTGCATTAGAAGGAAATCTAATATCCTTGATTGCACAGACAGTAGCTACAAAGGCTGCTACGGCGGCACAATGGTTATTTAATGCTGCTATGTCAGCTAATCCAATTATGTGGGTTGTTATAGCTATAGGGGCTCTT